CGTGTGCGCTTCGGTAAGCGCTTTCTACCTAGGACGAGACATAGGCAAAAACTGACCTCGCGTCATATTTAAATATCTTTCTACTTCTAATCGTTTCTCTTGTGACATTTGTGGTTTTGGAGCAGGGACACCCCCGCGCGGCGTATTCAACATATTTGGTGCTGGTAGATGTTGCTGTTGCTGTTGCTGTTGCTGTTCTTGTCTAGTTACTGGGGGAGGCATAGGTGTAGAAGCACTGCGATTATCGCTTGGTGGTGCTTGTTGCTGTTCTACTTTTTTTGCTCTTACACGCTTTACAAATATAACATCTTTAGATGCTTCAAATGTATCTTCATCGTCACTAGATTGTTCTATAATAACTTTTGCTTTTGGTTTTGCCTTTGGTTTTGGTTTTGGTTTTGGTTTTTCTTCTTCTTCGGTTACTTCTTCAGTTACTTCTTCTTTAATTGGTTTAGGTTCTTTAACTGGTTTTAATGGTTTCTTTGGTGCTTCCTCGTCTTCATCTTCATCTTCACTTTCATCTTTAACTTGTTTCTTTTTTTCTTTTTCTAATACTTTATCCTTATACTTCTCAACCATCTTTTCTTCTCTACTTTTGGCTGCTTGTTTCCGTGCTTTAATTAATCGTGCTTCACGCTGTTCCTCGCTTTCTTCTTTGGCTTTAGTCATTTATAAAATAGCAAAAGAAAATAAATTTAACTTTATTCCTAAATAAATAGTTTATCTTTAGTTTATCTTTAGTTTATCTCTAAATAGTTATAGTTTGTCCTTTAGTTTATCCTTGAGTTCTTTTTGTTTTAAATACCATAATCTTTTATATTCTTTAATTTTATCACGATTATCATTATAATATTTTAAAGATTTTTGTTTAATTTCTTCCTTATTATTTTCATAATATTCTTTAATTTTATCATCATTAACTTTTTGATATTCTTTATTATATTTTTTATGATATTCTTTAACTTTATCAATATTTTCTTTTATCCATTCTTGTTGTGTTCTTCCAGCAATTTCTTTATTTACACATTCATTATTTCTAATATACTCACCTTCTTTTTTACATAATTGTTGATTATTATTACACGGATAGTCTTCTATTAATTCTATTTTATAATCTTCGCAGTCTAAAATTAAAAATGAAGACACATAACTTTTATTACTATCTTTAGTATATGCTCTATATCCTTTTAAATGGTCTGTTAATCTTTGAGAAAGTGTTTGAACTGTTGAACCATAATATACTAAATTTTTTGATGGAGAATATAATTTATAAATCTTTCCATTTTGATAGTTAGGCATCTTATTATATGGTTATATGGAATTATGTTTTTAAATCAATTTTTTATAAATTAAATCTCTTCTTAAATAATTTAATATTCTCTCTTAAACTTGTTGTAGCTCCCCATAAAATATGTTTTGCTAATGCTCCTGCCGTCATAGGTTTATTAAAATCCTCATTAACTTTATGCCTAGCAATATATGCTTTTCTTTTAGCTTCATCTTTATGGTCTAAATATGTTGAACTTCCTTTAGAACCAAAATGCACTTTAGTTCTATCTTTATCACAGCATTTTGTTTCTCCTTTGCAGTGACAAAAGGTTGCTACATATTTTTTATCTTCTCTTGGACTTGGTTTAATATCCAAAAGTTTAGTCATTTAATATATATTTATAAAATATTTTTTATACTTGTATTATATAAAATGAGAGGAGGCGTATTAAGTGACCTTGCTATTAAATCAGCATATCCTGAATTCCAAGCACCCAATTTAGGTTTAGCATCTGCTCTTGAAATGATTGTTATGGATAAGCATGAATTCACTGGAATTAAATTACCAAAAGATATTAAGCGTAAGCGTGTATCCAGATTTCCTATTAATGATATTGCTAATTTAGCATCTGTAAGTGGTGTTGATAATAAAGAAAAAACATTATATGCTTCAATAAAAGGTTATAGAAAAAAATTAGGGTCTTCTAATTTTGATTTAGAAGACAGGCAACATATGTTTAAAATATCACAGGAGCAACTTGTTTCAAATTTAGCAAAGCAAAATATTAATGTATCAAAACTTAATCAAAAAATACGAGACAGCACTTTAGGATTGCAAAGAGTAGAATCACAATTAAATAGTTCTTTATTAAATAATTTAGAAAATGCTAAAGTAGCTTCTATAAAACAAAATACATTAATAGCACAAGACGAGAGATTTAGAAGAGTAAGTGGAGGAGAAATATATTATAATGCTTTAACACAAAAAGGTTATAATCAAATTAGAACATTACCTAATAATAGATTTAAAGCATTGAGAGAAGGTGAATTTGAAAAGTCTATGGAAATGGAATATAATGTAACAGATATAAATAAATATAAAGAAATGTTAAAACTTGCTGGAGCAAAAGATGCTAAAGAATATGAAGAAATAACAGGAATGCCTTTACCTGAAACTAAATCAATTAAAAGTACAGAAGATTATATTGGTATGAAAACTAGACCACAATTTAATGAAAAAGCTAAACCTGTTTCTGCTATAAGACAGAAAGAACTTGAAGATTTACCTGATGACCCAACAATGGATAAAAATAGAAAACCTATAACTAAACCCTATACTAAAGATGAAGACCCTAATGCTGATAAACCTAATAAAATGTCAGAAAAATCAAGAAAAGACCCTGCTGTAAAAGATTTACCAAAAGATTTTGAAGGAAATATTGATTTACCTGAATATATTAGAAAACGAGAACAAGAAAAAATGAAAAATAAATCTTATGCTAAAGATGAAGAAAAAGAACAAACTAGAATAATGAACTTAATATCTGAAAAATCACAAGATAAATACACTTTAACACCTACACAATATGAAGAAAAATATGGAAAGAAATCTTTAACACAATCAAGAGATAGTATGACTAAATTAGGACTAGGATTACTTGATGCTAAACAAACATTAAGACAAGACTATATTAAATTATCATCAGCTCAAGCACAAGATGAATATGCACGAAACGAACAATTATTTGAAGATTTTGAAGAAGCAACTCAATTAAATATAACAACTCATGAAATTGACCCATATTAGCGCTTTAGCGAAGCGCGCACGCAACTTCGTTCTTTTGTCGTATCTTTTTCTAAAAGATACAAAAAATTTTTTTTTTATTTAAAATTAAAATATTTAGTAATATTATATAAAATGGAGGTTGAAGGTTTAGAAAGAAAAAAACTAGATAATCCTTACAATTATACTGAAGACCAACTTGCCGAGAAGAAACTTGCTTTACACAATATGAAAATCATATATCCTAATGTAAATGAATATTATGCCGAAATGGTTTATGATATGTGCAAAAATACTGATGAAGCTAAAATTGAATTACTTAAACAGAAAATATTAAATGAACCATTTAAGTATAAAGAAAGATATAAGACACTTCAGGAAGAATTAGATTTAGTTGTTAATACTACTATTCTTAATCCAATAGTGGTTACTGGACGCCAACCTTTAGACCAACCTTTAGAAAAGGTTGAACCAAACACGCCGTGCGGGGGCGTCCCTGCAGTTGAACCAAATACCGAGTGTGGAACGGATTCCACTGAGGAACCAGACGCTGACGCTCAACCTTTAGACCAACCTATTCTCTCGCAAGATTAGCGCTCAAAGAGGAGCGCACCCTCTATTTAGTTTTGGTTCAACCTTTTTTAAAGGTTGGATTAATTATACGATAATAAATAATTAAAATATTTTATTATAATTATTTTTTATATCCATCAATATATATAATGGCATCTACAGCAAGATTTACCGACCAACAAGTTGTTAATAGTTTTAATCTCTTCATAGATACAGAAAAAAGTTCAATTTTAGGAGATGGTAATAGCAAAGGTGATGATATAAATATTCATTTAGAAGGTTCATCTATTGTTGCTAATGATGGTGAAATGATTAAACTAACATTAACTAATTTTGAAATGTTTAATAATTTATATCATATTGATGCTAATAATAGTAGATTTCAAACAAAAATAACAACAGATGCTCCTCCTATTCCTCCTCCAACTGCTATTGAGCGTGATTTAACAAGAAAAAACTACGCAACTTTAGGAGATATTGCTATTGACTTTGCAAATATAATAGGTAATGTTATTAATGGAGCAACAACAGCATCTCATAAAGTATTAGTTATAGATATTGGGAATACAGTTCAAAAAGGGTTTCTTCCATATGATACAGCTACAGGACTAAATTATAATTTTCCAACAGGAACAGGAGCAACCCCTACTGCTTTTACAGAAATACCAAATAGTTATGTTAAACCAACTCCTTTAAGTATAGCAGCCACAGGTAATAGATTATTAGATATTACATTTCAAATAGTTGGTGCTAATAATATTCATAACTCCCACTTAATAAATCAATTATATATTCAATTTTTAGGAAGTCAAGGTGATTGTTATACTATTTTAGGAGGTAAAAGACAAGATAGTGCTAATAGTACATATCAAAGTTTAGATGTTAATTTAGCAGCTCCTAATCCTTTTCCTTTAAATACTAATATGGGTTCTAATAGCACACGCATTCGTATTAAAGGTTTTTTTCCAATGCAAAGAATGAGTGACCCATATGTTTATTTAAGATGTGGTTCTTCACAAAATGGTGGTTTAGAAATGGCTATATTAAGTGATAGTGGTATTACAGCCGCATCAAATAATAGTGATATAACTACAAGCAATATTCTTGCTAAATTAAAAAGAGATGTAGAGTTTGTTACATATGATAATGGAATGGGAGATGAGTATTTTATAAATCTTCAACAAAGAAAATTATCGTCATTAAGATTTAGTTTAACCGATTCTAAAAATAGACCTTTAGGAAGATTAAAAGGTGATAATAAAGGAACAGCTGCTGGGTTTATTAATGGAGATGACGCAGCTGGAAAAGATGGTTCGCTTGGACTTGATTATATAAATGCTGTTGGATTTGCTAATACTGGATTTTCTGACAATACTCAATCTACTTTAGGAAATTTATTCTTTACGGCAGTTGTAAGAGTTGATATTATTAAAACAGGAAATCCAGCAAGATTAGAAACTCCAGCATTACCTCTTCCATTACCAGCACGAAAAGCACAAAATGGTGTATTATCAGTTCAAAATTTTGGAATGCCTAAAAATGGGGTCTAATAGAAGGAACCAAAGGTTCCCTCAAACTCCCTCCTTTTATTATCGTAGAGAACTTATTAAAAGATAATATTTAGGAGATTTGGTAAAACCTTTTATTTTCGCAGATTGCTTTAAAAGGTTTAATTAATATTATATTATTAAATTATTTTCTTGTATAATAATATAAACGATGGCTTCCGTGCTTCCCAGCAACCTCTCTTTCTTCATGAGCCGAATGCAAGGTGTCTCCACTTCGCATTTCAAAATCAATCCCCAAACTTCTGGCGATGTTGGTGCTAATAGAATTCTCCGCTTTGAAGTCCCTTCAAATACAATCGTAAATTTCCGTTCAATTAGGCTTTTTATGAATGTTGAATGCTCTAACTCTACTAATACAAAAGCTACGAGCTTACCCCCAGATTTTTCGTCGTTAATTGAACGAGTTTCGGTATATATTGGTGGCGTGTTAGTTGCTAATGGTTTCAATGGTTACAATACTTTAGTTCATGCTAAAGCAGCTCTACAAGGTTCAAAATGCGGCCCACTAGGACACCCAGAGATGGTTCGTGCTAGACGCTATCACTCGTTCCTTGATAGTGGTGTTGCTAACGCTTCTTTAAGTGCTAGTACTGCTAATACTTGCCTTGAAACATATGCTGGTGACTCTGCTGGTAATGATTATTTTTGCATTGATAATTTTGAAGGTCTATTAGGAACAATTGAGCCCCAAAATATTGACACTGGTCTTGTGGGAACAATAGTAATTGAAATTGCTCTTGCTGACAACACTGTTTGCTCTGTAAGTGCTAGTCGTGATTTACCAGCAGTTCAAGCCACAGATGTTTATTCGGTTACTGGAACTGCTGGTTTTGATTTAGCAGCTGAAAGTCCAGGTACTCCCTCATTCACTTTAAAAAATGTTAATATGCAAGTTGAGGTTTTAAGTTTAGCAACAAATGTTCTAGATACTATTGTAGAACAGCGTATAGGTCAAATTGGCTATCTCTCTTTACCGTTTAAAAATTATTATTCTTTTTCCAATACACACGATACTACAACTCGCTTCAATGTAAATTCAGCGTCGTGGGACAGATGTTGGTTTGCTTTCCGTGATACTGGTTTTGCGAATGTCAATCCACCTGTTCGTATTAAAGGTTATAGAATAGCTGACGCTGTAGCTACAACTTCTGGGGTTTGTGAATATGATGGTGGTGGTATATTAAATATTAATGGTGAAAAATATAAACCAACTTATTTTAACTTTAGGGAAAATAAAGGAACTATAACTACAGGTGGAACAACAACTACAAATTCAAAAGCTGCTTCAACTTATCAGTTACAGATTAATTCAGCATCTGTTCCCAACTATAAATTATCTGCTCCTGAACTTTTAGCGTTGTCTATGAACTCGCTAGATTATTATGATAAAAATCATAAAATCACTCTTCACCAATACAAATGTAATTATTTTGTTGGTTGCTTTCGGTTCTGTTTGCCTGACTCGGACTACTCTCGTCTAGGTTCAGGAATTGATTGCCGTGGTGTAAGTTCGTCGTGTTCTCTTAACACAACTGGAACTGCTTCGTCTAATGTAACCATATTCGCTGAATGCACAAGTGAATTACGCATTGGTGCTGGGAGACAAATTGAGGTCATTATATAAAGCGAAAAGCGTTTCGCACACGCAACTCCGTTCTATTATTTCTTAAAAAATTATATATAATA